TGTATATAAAAAATATTTTAAAGGTGTAACAGATGTTCAAAGAGATGCTATTTTCCAAATTAAAGCTAATGCTCCTATTAATACATAGGCATATTCATTTGCTCAGACTCAAATGTCAAGTGGGAAGATTAAATTTTTAATTGATGAAGCAGAAGCAAAAGCTAAGTTAATGGAAACTAAACAAGGTCAAAACATGACGCCTGATAAGAGAAATGAGTATTTGAAGCCTTTTGTTCTTACTACTATTTTAAGAGAGCAAATGTTAAATCTTGTTGAAGATAATGAAGGTGTTAATATTATTTTAAAACAAGAAAATAGAGGAATTAAAAAGGATAAATTTTCTTCTTTTGTTTATGGATTATATTATATTAAGCAAGAAGAAGATAGAAGAAAAAAGAGAAAAGGAAGAGATATTAGTAAACTTCTTTTATTCTCTTGAGGACATTTTTTGAAAAGAAAAAATTATATTTTTTTAAATATAAATGTATAAAAGAAAGGAGAAATATATTTTTTATGAGAAGTTCACGAGCAGAAATAAAGATAGAAGAAATTTTATCAAATGCAGGTCTTAACTTTAAAGAAGAGTATAGTTTTCCTGATTTAATAGGGCAGGGAGGTCACGCCTTAAGGTTTGATTTCGCTGTTTTTGATGATGATGATGAATTGGAATTTTTGATTTAGTATCAAGGAATCCAACATTATAAGGCAAAAAGTATCTTTGGCGGCGTTTCTGGGTTAAATAAGCAACAGTATTATGATATGCAGAAACGTGAATATTGTAAGAAACATGGGATTAAATTAATCTTAATTCCGTATTGGGATGAAAATTTAATTACATATGATTACATTATGGAAAAAGCAGATATTTTTTAATGAAAGGAAAAGGTGACTTCTTTGATTAATAGAGCAGCAGAAATAAGAAAACAAAATTTAATGCTAGAAGGCACCGGCAATGGGAAGCTAGATTATTCAAAAATAAGAGTTGGAGCTAAAACACTTGAAGATGCAGTTTTAAATATTGGTGAGTATAAAAGAATCAATCCTCTTCTTGGAGATAAGAAAGAAGTATTAATGGCAATTAATACAGGTGATATTGAAAGGATGAGATAGATTTCTAATTTCTTTTATAAGACTAGTGGTATTTATGCTAGATTATGCAGATATATGGCATATTTATATAAATATGATTGGTTTATTACTCCTTATATTGAAAACTGTGAGGGTCTACTTGACCAGGATAGCGGCCTGGGTAATGTGGCATCAGTCTAGACTTAGGCAGACAATAAAGCCCGCAAGAAACAATTTGCTAATTTTTTCAAAGTATTAAAATATTTTGAAGCATTTGAAGTTAAAAGATTTTGTGGTGAAGTTGCTCTAAAAGTTATTAAGAATGGTTGCTATTATGGATATTTAATTCCTAGACCAAATAAAATGACTATTCAAGAGTTACCTATTAGATATTGTCGTACTCGTTATAAGGTAGATAATAGATCAGTTGTTTAGTTTAATATGCATTATTTTGATGATTATTTCCATGATGAAAGACAAAGACAGGCGGTTTTAAAACTATTTCCGCCAGAATTTAAAAAGGGTTATAATTTATATCGAAAAGGTAAGTTAATGCCAACTTTTCCTGGAGACACTCCAGGATGGTATTTATTAGACCCCAAGAGTACAATCAAGTTTAATCTTAATGATTAGGATTATCCTGCTTTTATTTCTGTTATTCCTGCTATTATTGATTTAGATAGAGCTAAAGATTTGGACAGAAGAAAAATGGCTCAAAAGTTAATGAAAATTATTGTTCAAAAGATGCCATTAGATAAAAATGGTGATTTAGTATTTGATTTAGATGAAGTTGGAGAACTTCATAATAATGCAGTTAAAATGCTTACAAGAGCAATAGGAATAGATGTTTTAACAACTTTTGCGGACGTTGAGGTAGCAGATATGTCTGACCGAGGCACAACTACTACAGTAGATGAATTGATGAAAGTTGAAAGAGGTG